TTTTAATGAATACGGACCAGTTGAAGTGGCCCCATCTTCTACTCTTAACGCTACAGCAAAACCTGAACCTTCTACTGATTTTCTAACGATAGGCTGTGATGGACCACCATAGGACGCTGTACCATAAGTAGAAGCTGTTGCTCCATACACTCCACCTACATTTAAACTGTCTAACGCATACGCTGCAGGTCGTGTGGAGTTTGCATCTTCGTAATCATACCTAACAAACATATCTGCGTCAATAGTTGATTCAGGTGCGTAGTTAATATTTACCCTCTGCATATGTTTTCTTATACCCGGATCTCCAAAGGTAAGATCTGGGCTACGATACTTTGCTTGAATTAGTGTACCATTAAATGTATCACCTTGGTCTTGCCTATATATAAATCCATCAAAACCCCCATGTATAGGTATAACATTACCTGATTCTACAACACTGTCAGTACAAGCAGGTCTAATACCTTTCATCTTTGAAAATTCAAATGTCTGTCCTTTAAGAACGCAGATAACGCCAGTAGTAGCTTTTTGTGCGCCACCTGCTTTAGAGAAGAAAATTCTGTACTGTGTTTTATCTGGTATAACTAAAGAAGTAAAACTTCCTGAGTCATTAAGGTTTTCTCTAAACAACGATTGTACGTTAGAACTTATTGTACCTAACTCAACGTCACCAATTCTTGCAGTACCAGCAATAGTACGTAATCCGTCAGGACCTAAGAAAATTAAGTCACCAGCAAATTCTTGTATTGTATCTCCGTTAACACAACCAATGTTACGTGTAACAGGAGATACAGCAAAGTTTGTACTAGATGTTCCTGACAGTTTAAATATCCTATTTTCACAAAAGATAAATAAGTCTTCACGGAAAACTTTAAGTCCTACAATCGTGTCGTCAACTTTAATGCTACCTGCACCTTGACCACTCACAAAAGCATCTTCGTCAAAAGGCTCACTAAAAACTATTTCTTGTGGGGTACTAGACATGCCTGAATAAAACATATGGTTTTTAAATGCAGCTACGTGTTTCGCTCCTGTGACAGAAGATTCAGATACGTCAGTTGCCGCCATCGAAGTATTAAATATAGTAGGAACATTGTCTTGATCAACTACAATAAACTTATCACTGCCATCAAAGTTAAACCGTTCAAACTTATACTTAGCGGCTGCAGATCTTCCTGTATCTCTTTCTGTCCAACTTTCAGAAATAACAACATTAGCTGCGTGTGCTGCAGCTGTAGTACTACTTGTAGCTCTAGTTACCCCAGTAAAAGTTGTAGCTGTTATTCCTGTATAAGTAAATATTTCTGAGTTAATATATATAGTACCACTAGAACTAAATGAAGTTGTACTTTTTGCATTTATAGTACCAGACCCAGTCATTGCAGTACCAACTAGAATTTTTTGTGACAACGTAGTACTAGCTGAACTAAATATCTTTTCTCCTCTAGCTGCAACTACGTAGTCGTGAAATAATGCTGACATTAATATAGGTTCACTGCTAAGTGCTGTTACAGGAACTTCTTGTATAACGTAAGGTTTAAAACCATTAATACGTCTGTAACCACCTTCAACGTCAGGCTCAAAGTTAGTTAGCTCTAACGCCTGTCCTGGTTGCATAATAAAAGTAGATTGGTTAAGAACCAAACCACCTTCGCAATTAAATGAAAAAGGTTGTACCTGTGAATTGTCTGGCATTAATTTACTCTAAGTGAGGAGCTAAAACCGCCTCTTGCATTACCTGGTAAGTATGTTGATCTAATGTATTCAAATTTATTAACTAACAAAGTTTGCATATTCTTTATGCCCTGTTCAAACCTAGTAAAGTTGATACCGTACTGTTGTACCTCTCCTCGATACTGATACACAAAAGCGGTAGCACCATCAACAATGACTGCCGCAAAACGATCAGGAATAGTTGTAGTATCTCCGTGCGCTGTCATATCCGCAGGGAATGTAAAGTAATCAAACTTTACAACGTGAGATTTAGTAGGGTATGGGTAAAATAAATAATTATTATCTAAGGTTCGTACAACGTGCGTGGGTACACCACCATCATCAAACTGCGTCACAACTACACCACTGGCGTGAGCAGCAGCAGTTGTGCTATTTGCACCACGAGTACATCCTGTAATGTCATTGCCACTGATAGCAGTATAAGTAACTTCTTCGTTGCCTATATATACTTTACCAGAACTATCTAAACCAGTAGTTGATGTAAGTGTAAGAGTAGTAACAGAGTCTGAATGAGAACCATTTAAGGTTGTAGATATAATTAAGTCTTCTTGATCTACGTGTTTATTAATATAATCATTGTAGTCAAGGATACCCAGTTTACCACCGCTNTTGCCTAGTGTGTCATTAGCTACTATTCTAAATGTATTGTAGTCAACTACCTTAGTCGAAGTAGGTAACGAATACCTTACAACACCTGCAGTTAATGTTTTACTTTCAGTAGCGTGGTTAAATGGGTAATTAAATTCTCTTTGATTTATATATCGAACCGCTTCATTAATAGCAGTCTTAGCTTGTGTTTGTATTCCTCTAGCAGATGTAAAAGTAGAGGACGTTAGCTCTACTTCATTTAACCTTGCTAAAACTTTGTTCGTTAAAGTTAGATAAGTTTCTGCCATGTATATAATCTTTCACATAAATGAGGTGAAGGGGCCAGTTAAACCAGCCCCCTCATATATTTTATATGCTGTCTCTAGCAACTTCAGCAGCGGATGTGCTGCCTTGCTCTGAAACATCCATTAGTAGAGCGTAAACTCTAAGTTTACCTGCTGTAAAGGTAGCACCGTCACCTGCAAAAACAAGGTCTAGTGTATCTGCTGTAGCAAGAACAACTTCTGCTGAAGGTGTTACACTTGGAGCGTATGCACCATCTGAAGCACCATCAATGTCAAATGCTGTAACATATTCGTCAACGTCTGCTGCACCCAATGTTATAGTAGCATTTGTACCTGTATTCATTGTTGCGCTTTCGACAACTTGAACACCTGCGTGAAGTATGTGAGTGTTAGCTGGTAGTGTAATACATTGTACTGTATCTGGTGCTGAACAATCAATAGCTTGTGCAGTCAAGTCAATTATTAGTTCGACTTGATACGGCATACGGCCTCTGTTGGAGTTACCTGTAGCAGGAAGTAAAAGTGATGTTATAGTAGCCATTTTTTATGTCCCCCTACGCTGCGTTATATTTGGCGTTAACAAGAGCTTCTGGTCGAAGAATCTTTCTGCCATATAAGTGCATCCCACGAACAATATCGCTGAATGAATCGGGGTCCCGATATGACTCAACTTTATTGATCTGTTCTGCGGTTGCAACTGCACTATCGTGTCCAGCAACAATAACCCCGAAGTTTGCATTTTGGTTTGCAGAGCCAGATGTTCCTGGTCCAGTACCTACTGCAGGTAGATTGTTAGACTGATATACACGGAAACCGTGCAAGTTGTTTAGTAATAGACCGTTTTGAAGACCTGATCCACCGAAGTCTGAATTTAGAAGACGTGAATCTTCATCTTTCAATAGTTCGATAAATACAGAATCTAAGCAGATCCATCTGTTACGAGAGTCAACATTTTGTTGATCAAGTAGTCTCGCCATTCTAGCAATTACCTGTAAAGGTGAAGCTGTGGCAGTTGGCTGTGCAGTTGCACCACCAAAACGAGGTACAAGAGGAATCGAATGATCTCCTGCAGAACTTGTTGTGATGTTACCAAAGCTACTTTTGATTAGCTTCATACTAGAAAGTAGTTCGTCTGTACCAGCAGTAGATACTGCTACAGATCCATTTACAGTTGCGTTAACTGTGTCTGGGTCAGAGTGAAGTGAAGACTGTTTGTAACCAGCTAGGTATCCAAGAACGTCTTGGTCCATTTGGTCAGCTAGTCTATATGCTGCACGATCAGTTGCGAGATTCATAAAGTCAATGTGACTGTGCGCTTCTTCAATATCGTCGATTTTAAATGCAAAGTAATTTGATTTATCGACAGTAAGTTGAAACTCTTCGTCATCAAGATCCTGCGGCAGTATTGTAGTACCACGAGTGTACGCCTTTACTGAAACTTCAGGTTCTTTCATTATTTTTACTGTATCGCCTTGGTTTGCTATTTCACCAAAGTAATCGTTATTGGTTATAGCATTAGCAACGGCAGACTTGCGAAATGCAAGTTGTACCTGTTTGCTGTAGATGATGGGTGAAAAATTACCGTTTGGTAAATTGCCGTACCCACTTGCTGAAGAAAAAGCCATTGTATAAAATCCTCCGTTAAGATATGGCTATGTGAAGTAAACACAACTTATATCCACTAAAAGGGCCTGTCGTTTTCTAGGGTGCAATTTAATTTTTAGATCCGTCGATCTTGTTTTAAACTGGGCCTATACTTGATAGGGTAGTTCTTTGCGGCTTAGTGTTTGGTGAAACACATACATAAAAATAAAACAATTCATGTATATGCGTATAGTTATACTTACAAAATTCTAAGTGTCAAGTCTTTTTTGACATATCGTAAGTAAACTTGCCCTCTCGAATAGCNGNCATAATCTCATCNGATCTTTTAGCATANTCNCNNGGNGACATTCGGTTAACAGCAGATTCACTAAGGTATTTTTTAGATTGATCTGCTTCTGGTGTACTGCGAGTTCTAGCATTTACAGAAGATGCTGCTGCTTTATCTGATTTAGGTGCTTTATTTATGCCTTTATCTTGTTTGTACA